ACTTAAACAAAAAAGAGGGTGATTCAATAATTTTAAAATAATCAATATGACAATAAAACAAATATTCGACGAAATTGCTGCTGAGAGCGGTAACAACGCTAAGATTGAAATTCTTAGAAAGTACCAAGACAACGAACTATTGAAAAAAGTTCTTTATATGGCTAACTCTAAAAGAGTTAAATTTTATATCAAAAGAATCCCTGAATATACACCTATTTTAGAATATCCAGAAGGTATTGATTTTATAGGTCAATTAGGTAGATTAGATGGTTTATCATTAAGAGTTACTACTGGTTCTTATGCTACTTTATTATTAAAAGATATTTTATCACATATGACAGCTGATGATGCTTATATCGTAGAACGTATAATTGAGAAAGATTGTAAAATTGGTATGGGTACCACATTTATGAACAAAGTATTCAAAGACCTTATTGAAGACACACCTTATATGGGTGCTGTTTCTTTTGATGAGAAGAAAGCTCGTAAAATCTTCGAAAAAGGTGCTAAGGGTTTTTCACAAATTAAAATGGATGGCCGTTACTGTAATGCCGTTATCCGAAATGGTGAAGTTGAAATGGAATCACGCCAAGGTGAACCAACAACACTTACTGGTGCTAAATTTTTAGAAGAATTAACTTCATTTGAGGACTGTGTGCTTAATGGTGAATTAACAATGGTTGATACACCTAGATACGAGTCAAACGGTATCATCGCTTCTCTTATCGACATCTTGGGTAAAAAAGACTCTAGAACTGAAAAAGAAAACGAAAAGAAACTAAAAGCTTTCAATGACAAACATGGTTCTTTGGAAGAAGCGTTAAGCAAAATTCGTTACACCGTATGGGACTGTCTTACAGTTGATGAATATTTCAACAAATCATCAAAACTTAAATACGCTGAACGTTTAGCGTATTTGGAAAGAGCTATTGAAAGAGTTGGTTCAACACACGTAAACATTGTTGAAAGTCTTATAGTTCACAACTATGCACAAGCTATGACTCACTTCCAAGAAGTGTTATCCGCTGGTGAAGAAGGTACAATCCTTAAAGCGTGGGATGGTGAGTGGAAAGATGGTAAACCAACATGGCAAATCAAAATGAAACTTGAAATGGATGTTGATTTACGCATTGTAGGTTTCAACTACGGAACCAAAGGAACTAAGAATGAGAATGTAATATCTAGTCTTAACTGTGAGTCTTCTGATGGGCTTGTTAAAACAAGACCGCAAGGTTTTACAGAAGAATTAATGCAATATGTTACTGAGAACCAAGAAAATTTATTGGGTACTGTAATCCAATGTAAATGTAACGGTTTATCTAACGATGTTGATGGTAACTATTCATTGTTATACCCTTCATTTGCTGGGTTCAGAGACGACAAGGATACATGTGATTCTTTGGATTCAATCAAAGAAATTGAGAACATGGCCAAAACTCTTTTGGTAGAATAACAAAAATATAACATTAAAAATTTGACAGAGTGAAAATTTATCAGTAACTTTGTAATCTAATAATAAAAATATTAATTAACAAAAAAAAACAAGAAAATTATGAAAAAATTATTTTTTACATTAATCGCATTAATCGCGTTAACAGTTACGGCACAAGCCCAAACAGATTCTACAAAAGTTAAAACAACCAAGTATGTTTCGGTTGGATTATCTATTAACCCAACAACAAATGACACGTTTGAATATTCTTCATACCCTAGTGTTGAAGTCGGTATTACTCGTAATGATGTGTCTTATGGTGTTGTATTTGGTAGAGGTTCATTAAAAGGTTTAGGTGATTCTGTTGACACTTTTTCAAATTATTTTTATGAATTTAAAGTATCCCCATCAGTTTCTTTAGGTTATGTAAACGCTAATTTAATTTTAGGTATCGGTGGTTATATTAATAGCGGTGGTCAAAACTCTACTAACGGTGATACAGACTCATCATTCGTTGAATATGGGTTTGGTTTATCAAAATCATACGGTAATTTAAGTTACGGTTTATCATACAGTAATTGGGATGGTCTTGATTATGTAACCCCAAGTGTTAGCTATTCATTCTAAGCGTAACACCATTTTATAAAATAAAACAAAAATGGGTGTGTAAGAGCACCCATTTTTTCTAGGTATAACATTTAAAATTATTACATAATGAAAAAAATGATTAAATTTCCGTCTATCGAGCAGTTCAGAACAATTATCGCAACTGTCCTTAGACAATACAATTTCGCAGGTTTAGATGAGAATGGTGATGCTATTTACGATACAACTAAACCAAAACCAACACTTACATTTAAAGGTACTGTGAAACTTCACGGTACAAACGCTGCTGTATCTGGTAATTTATCAGATGGTATTTGGGCTCAGTCTCGTGAAAACATTATCACACCTGAAAAAGACAACGCTGGTTTCGCATTTTTTGTTGAATCAAACAAAGAACTATTCACTGAGTTGATAGCTACTGTTTTCACCAAAAATGAAATCGACATGCTTGAAAACACTGTAACTATTTACGGTGAATGGGCTGGTGGTAACATTCAAAAGGGTGTTGGTGTCACTAACATTGAAAAATCATTCTTCATTTTTGGCGTTAAGGTTACACCTCACACCACAACAGAAGAAGAAGCTAAAGTTAAACCAGCTTATTGGGTTGATTACTCATACTTGAAAAGTCCAGAAAACAGAATTTTCAACATTGACGATTACCAAACATGGACAATGGATATCGACTTTAACATGCCTCAGTTGGTTCAAAACAAATTGTCAGAACTTACCCTTGCGGTTGAAGAAGAATGTCCAGTAGCGAAAGCATTTGGTTTCCCAAACACTATTGGTGAAGGTATCGTATGGTCAACTAACCTAAACGGAAACGTACATCGCTTCAAGGTGAAGGGCGAGAAGCACAGTTCAAGCAAAGTAAAAACACTTGCAGCAGTAGACACTGAGAAATTAGAGTCAATCCAAAGTTTTGTTGAGTATGCTGTAACTGAAAGTCGTTTCAATCAAGCTCTTGAAAACGTATTCCCTAATGACGAACCCATAGAAAACAAAAAATTGGGTGATGTAATCAGATGGGTAGTAAATGACGTTATCAAAGAGGAAATGGATACCATGGTTGACAACAAAATTGAACCAAAAGATGTAAACAAATACATCTCTTCTAAGGTTAGAGATATGTTCTTTAAGTTAGTGTAAATCAAAGAGTTAGTAGCTGAAAAAAGTTAAATTTTTTTGGTGAAAACTCTTTATTTTTTTAGAAAATAACGTATATTAATAATAAAAAAAACGGATGAATTCAAAATTATTTATTGCAGAAAAAGTTAAAGTTGGTTTTAACCCAAGAACCGACACTTACAGTGGAAAATTAGGTTATGTTATCGGCTTTGACGGTAAAAAATGGCGTAAAGAACCATCATGGGATGGTTGGAGATATCACCACATGGATGATGATACGTATCAACAAAAACGTAGAGAACAATACAATGACCGTGTAGCTAAGTCTAAAAAAGACCACGCTTATTATGTTCAAGAATCTTCAAAAAATAAAAATAATTGGTATAAGCAATATGCTGATATGACTGAGGAAGAATATGTTGATAAATTTGTTGGTTCTTATGATAAATTCACACCTAGTCTTGGTAGAGTTTCTTCTGACGAATCACTTAAACCAATTGAATTTGACAACGTACCAACAGAAGGTTTTGTATTAAACAAAAAAGTTGGTGGTTACTCTAACGGTTGGGACCATAGGTCAACTTATTGTCGTGTGTACGACCCGAGAGGTTTCGAGTTTGAAATCAGTGTTCCTAACTTATTGTTTATTCTTCAAGAGTGTAACGCGATGAAAGGAAAAGGTCTTGAAGGTACATTTGTGTATGCTTGGGATGGTAAAGATTTGGTATTGTTACCAACAACCAGTCTTGATTATCAAGAATCACAGAAGTTTACTGAAATGCAATCACAAAAAATCGGGGTTAAGGATTTGGTTGAGGGTTGTACTTACAAAACAAAACAAATGGAAGAATACATCTATTTGGGTAAATTCAACTGGTTTGATGAACATTACAGATATAGTCATGATAGATACGACAAAGTTAGTTGTGGGAAAAGACAGGTGTTTTATAAAGTTCAAAAACCTAATTATGGTGAAAGAATTGAATCGTTTACTAGTTTAGCTAAATTTGCAATTAAAACAAATGACACACCAGTTTCAAACTACGCTGAATTGTTGGATGAATTTAATAAATCAAAATTTAGTGGTATTATTGATAACCTTGAAGAAATCGATGTTTTTATACCAACAGAATTAACATATTCTCACCATTCGCATGAAGATTATGGGTATTGTTATTTACCATTGGGTAATAACCAATACGAACAGTATGCTTTAGAAACGGACGAAGTTGAATACTCTAACGCTACTTACTATTATAATAGAAATAGTAAAAATAAGATTAAGACATACAAGTTAACAGCTAAAAAAGTTGTTACGGTTAAAGACGGTGAGATTAAATTGAAAACAATCAAACCAAAGTTAATTGAAAAGATTTCATATCAAACTATTAAGGATATGAAATTAAAATTAGTTACGATAAATAAAAATAACAAAAATAGAGTATTAGTATTTTAATTATGAGTGCAAACAACGACAAATTAGTACAAGAGTTAACCAAGATTGTTAACGAGAAAAAAGCAGCCATTGCTAAGGCTGAAAGACCTAACTGGAACACTAACTGTGCTTTCAGATACAGCAAAGATTCCTCAGCTAGTATCAACCTACAAGTATGTAGTGCGGTAGAAGAATTGGTTTATATTTTAGGTTTCTTGTGTGAGAAACGTAACGCGTTTAACGAAGCACAAAAAATCATCGGTACCAACTTAGAATTCAAATGGTTTAATTTTACCTTCGATGATTG